AAGATGATTTAACAGGAGAAGAAGTTAAATTGAGTAGGCCTAAAGCAGTGAATGGAGACAAAGATTCTACAGGCAGTGATGAAGAAAAGACAAAGATTAGAGATGTCATAGAGGGATAGAAATGCCTCTCTCTGGTGTCTTTGAAAAGAAAAAGGATGCTCTCACAAAGCGAGTGCTAGACTTTTTTGAAGATACTAGATATAACTATTTATCTGCCAAAGAGGATACTAAATCTTTTGGTAACAATTGGGGAACTTCTATTGATAAAATTAGAGAAGACTTTGATGGGTTAAATGAGTTCTCCAGTGAATTGAAGAACTACTTAGATGAAGAGGTGGTTTTTGCTAAAGAAGTTAAAGATGCTACATCACATCAAGCGGCTGAATTATTCAAACAAATAAAAAATCTAAGGTTTAATTCTAAAGAAGTTAGCGACCCGTTTTCTACTCAAATGGGAGATAAGGTAATTGATAATTTAGTTAAAACACCAGAAATATATGCTATGTTTATTCACTATGCATTACGTTCACATACTCACGCAATTGGAGAAAAAGCATGGGTTAATCTTGGTCACAACCCAGATACACTTACTGAAGGTGCTACTGGTTTAGATTTAGCGATAGATGATATTCCACTATACATTATTGAACATTATGGAGATAATTCAGACAGTAATAGAATTAAACCTAAGTTCAAAGGAGCATTAGAATTATTAAAAGAAGTATATCTTGAGAATAATGATGAAGAAAGTTGGTCTAAATTAATACAATTAGATTTAAAGAAAAGTCAGGAAGAGAAAGCCGAAATTAACTTTATAATACCTAACAAGCCAATGTATAGAATATTTGAAATAGATGACATGAAAGAATTGAAAGGCTTTAGTGGAGAGTTTGTAGTACAAGAGAAGTATGATGGTATTAGAATACAGATACATAAAATGGATGAGAATATTAAAATATATACTTACAATGAAAAGGACATCACAGATAAATGTAAGAAAGTAGTAGACCGTATGAGAGTTAAACAATTTGGCGATTGTATATTAGATGCTGAACTTATATTGTATGATAACGATGAACCACTACATAGAGCAGATACTATTGCTCATTTGTTTAAGAACAAATATAAAAATGCAGAATTAAAGGCTAGAGTTTTTGATATAATGTACCATGAAGATAAGAATATTTGTGATGACCCACTAGGTGAAAGAATTAACATCTTATTCTATCAATATTCTCAACAATCATCTGATGAATTATATTTCCCTAACAAGAAGAATACCAGGATTGCAGACTCATTAAAAGAAGTACAAAAATATGCTAAAGACATAATGGAGTCGAGAACTTCAGAGGGTGTAGTGATAAAAGATATAGAGTCTACCTATTATATTGGCAGTAAAAAGAATCCTAAGTGGGTTAAATGGAAAAAGTTTGTTGACTTAGATGTTATTGTATTAGAAAAGAAAAAAACTAAATCTAACCTATATTCATACACTGTAGGAATTGGGCCACTTTCAGGGGAAGAAGCAAGAGAACATAATGGTACTGAAATTGATGGTATAACATACTTACCTGTTGGTAAAGCATTAAACACTAAAGAGAATGTAGAAATAGGTTCTATCGTTAGAGTTAAAGTTGATGAAGTAAAGAGAAAGGGCAAGGGATATAGTTTATTCTCAGCAAAGATAATAGAAATACCAGAAGTGATTTCTCCTGAGAAACTTATAACATTAGAATTGCTATCTACTGATAGTAGGAAATCGTTAGCCTATGATATTCAAGATGCATTACTGAAAGGTAATACATATTCCATTACAGATGGAATACATGGGTCAGCAGATATTATTCTAAAAGGCGACTATGAAGGATTTACAATATATGGGTTTGAAGGAGATTCTTTAATGGAAAAGAATGCTTTAGCGGATATTGATTCATGGAAAGAGCAACTACATGAGATAAATAAAACTAGGTCTTCTGAAGCAAGAAGTGTAATAAAAGAGTGGATGAAAATAAAAGACCCTAGAGAAGAAGGTCTTGATGTGAAAGACATTTTAGAATTTATACAAAAAGAAAGACCCGAACATACTTTAGAATTATGGAATAATAAAGTTGACAAATTAAAAAGTTGGATGGAAGAGATGGGCGAATTTAGAACAGTAACTGGTAGCAATAAGTTAGCAGTAGATGGAGCACACATTTCTAAGAAAGCAGAAGAAACAAAGGAAGGCATTTTTAAAATCGTTAGAACAGAAGACGGAAATATTGATTTAATTATAGATGTCAATGATAAACAGATGGCATGGAATATTAATTTAGATGATACAGAAGACATTTTTAATCTATTTGGTAAGGCAGGTAAATACCCTGCACAGATAGCAACGAGCATTAATCAAGGTAAACTCATTGATAGAGGTAAAATAGAACTAGGCGTTCAAAAGGATGGTTATCATGAGTATAGATTGGATGGCGGTAAATTTGAAACTAGGTTACACTTCAGGGTTGTACCAGTTAAAGAAGAGAATACATGGCTAGTATGGACTGGATATAAACAAAAGATGCTTGAAGCCAAAGAAGACAAAGGTATGTGGGATTTATCTAAAGATAGGTTTAAAAAATTAACCATGTTAATCTCTGAATAACACGTACTTAATATAGTCGAAGTTACAAAGTGATGTCATGGCGGAATCAATTATGCTACAATCGGACACTAGAGGTTCGTTTAGTATACTCAAATCTGATGATTTAGTCATAGGTGGATATGCTTCTATTGAAGTAGTAGATAAACAAAATGATTTAATTACATTAACGGCTTTACAAGATGCTGTAAACAAATACATGGAAGTAAAGAAATACAGAAATGTAATGTCAAACCATTCCAATGTTCAAGTTGGGGAAGTAATAGAACAATATCGAGATAAACACGGAATGTTACATAAAACACACGTTGATGATGTTGGATTCTATGTTGTCATTAAATTAAGAGATGATATAGAAAAAGCAAAAGAAATTTCAAGGGGTATTCGTAAGGGTACTCTACGGTCATTTAGTATAGGTGGCCAAGCATTATCTAAGAGGAAGAAAGCGACTAAGGAATTAGGCGAATATAACGAAATAGATAAATTAGAACTCCATGAAGTAACAATCTGCGAAAAGGGGATTAACCCCGAAGCAAAGTTTGATATTCTAAAGGAGGAGAAAAATACCATGAGTAATAGATTGGAAAAAACATTGGTAGAAATCAACGAGTTAATGAAACAAGTTGATACGCTACAAAAAGAAAAGGGTAGTTACCCTAGTGAAGAAGCACCTGTAGAAGAGAAAGCAAACTACATGGACACATCTAAGGATGAAGAAATGGAAATGGCTGACATGGAAGAAGATGTTGATTCAAGTAAGGAGTTAGAATTATCTAACTTCGATAGTGAGAAAAAAGGAAGAAGTGGGCCAGAAGGCTTTGTTGAGGCCGGTTTAATGGGTGAAGAATCCCAAGGTAAAAAACTACCACAAGCAGCGCAAGTTGGGCCACTGTATAAAGAATGGAAAAACGATGAGTTTTCTACTTTAGACCTAACTACGGAAAACGTAGAAAAAGCGTATGGTGCTTTCAAGGCAGAACAACTTGAAAAGTTAGCATACGATTCTTTGAAGAAGCAGTTTGAGTCTCGCTTCGTAGAAGAAACATCAGTTCGTAAGGCTGATGTAGCAAGAAGTGAATATGACGCAAGAAATGAGGTTGAAACATTAAGAGATGAATTTGCTACTCTTAGAAAAAGCCTCACTGAGAGAAATGATGAAATCATTAAATCTCAGACTCTACCAGCACCATCAGTAGATGTATCTGAAATGAGTTGGGGCGAAGTTCACAATTTTATGGCTCAATATGAAGGAGGAAACTAATTATGTCAAACAACTATATTAAAACAATGAAAGATTTAGAAGCATCTACCTATGGTGGTAGAAGTGGATTAGGCGGTAATTCGCTGTTAAAGAGTGCAGGCGTAGTAATGGGCCTACACACTGGCCACGGTGGTGCAGAAGTTCCACAAGGTACTAAGGCTGATAACTTAGGTAGTTTATACAACCTAGTATATGGAAAGAAAGTATGGTCAATGCTTAACCAAGAAGTTAACGCATTAGCAATGCTTCCTAAGAGACCATATACATCTAGTGGTTGGAGAATAATGACTGACAGACCATCTGGTGGTTCTGCTAGTATATTTGACACAATTAATTCTGGTGCCGGAACAGCAGCAGGTGCAATTGGTGGCGCAAAACCTAGGATAGATAATCTAGGTGGAGTTACTGAAAATGCAAGACTAGGTGAAGAATTAAAAGCAATGGCTCCAAGTTACACAACATTATTTACAAGCCCAAAGACTGTTGCTCATATGTTTGAGTTCTCAGAACTTGCACTTGAAATGGCTAAGATTGACGATGGAGTAGGCGACTTAAGAGCATTAATTCGTGAAGACATGGGTAAACACCATGCTGAAGTACAGAATAAAATGCTACTAATGCCTCTTGAAAACTATGACCAACAAGATGCTCAGGGCACACCTGTTATTATTGATGTAACAGCAAACTATACTTCTTTAATGAAGGTAGTTTCATCATCAGCAGAACTACATGACATGCAAGCAGCAAGTATGGTAGATAAGTCAACCGGCACTGTTTTGGTTGACCAACTAGTATCATTGTATGGTTCAACAGGAACAAATTCCAGGCAACTGGCTAGTGGAGCAGCAAATCCTTCTTTCATGGATTCGCAGGTTGACTATGGAGCAGGATATACTTCTGGAGATGCACGACCATTGACTTTAACTATACTTAACGCTATGTTAAGGTCACTAAGAGAAAATGGCGGTAGCCCAAAAGTTATCTTAACTGGATATGATACTATTCAGCATCTAGGTGACTTGCTACAAAGTCAAGAAAGATTCTTAGACCGTAAAGAAATAATACCAACACATGGCGGAGTTCGTGGAGTAAAAGGTACAGAAGTAGGATTTAGAGTTGCTACTTACTACGATATACCTTTGATACCATGCAAAGACATGCCTAAAACCGGAAATGGTTCAAACAAACTAAGCGATTTGCTTATACTTGATACAGACCATCTATGGCTATCTGTGTTAAAACCAACCCAATACTATGAGGATGGAATTGACAACGGAAACCCATTCGGTGTAGGAACACTCGGTAATCAAGCAATGTATCGTACAATTGCTGAAACTGGTTGTTCTTTCTTTAAGGGACAAGGTAAAATTACGAACGTAACGAGTGCTTGAGGTTATTAAGTATGACAGTAATAGTTAAGTTGTTAGCAGACCATAAAGGTATGACCACACCAAGAGTACATGGTGATGAATATCTTGTGGATGCTAGTTTAGATATAACCGCCTATGAGGCAGGAGGAGTAACCGTAACGGCTGCTTCACTTGGCTTAAGTCGTATTAATGCTGTTTTGGTGACAGGTTGTGAAGAATTAACTCACACCGCATCAGCAGTACTTCTTG